AAGCAACGCCAGTTGGGGCAAGAGCGGAAACATTGTCGCGGCGCCTGTCGTCACCGGCAATCAGGTCACGTCACCTGATGGCACTCTGACGGCATCGCGGGTTGTTTTTCCGGCGGTGTCCGGTGCGAGCGCCATCAGCGCGTTGAATCTCACGGTTAGTTTCGTGGGCACCGTCGCCGCTTATACGATGTCCATATGGGCGCGCGGCAACGTCGGTGGTGAGCAAACGTATTTGATGTTCACCAATGGCGCGGTATTCTATCGGTCGCGAATCACGCTCACGACGGCGTGGCAGCGGTTTTCACTGACGACGGCGAATCTGACCGCCGCGAACTGGTTTCCCGCGATCGGCGCGGACTTCCGGGATGGTTCGCAGACGGCGACGCCGGCGCAGACCATCTATGTTTGGGGCGGGCAGGTCGAGCAGGGCGGATTTGTAACCAGTTACATTCCGACGACCTCATCAGGGGTGACCAGGGCGCTTGAAGTTTGCACCATTCCGACAGCCGGGGGAAATGTGAAGCTGAGCAACAACGGTGGCGCCCCCGTCACCTTGGGCGGAGCGTTAACCCAGTCAGGCGCGACACGGTTGGCGATCGGCAATGACCCGTGGTCGCTGTCCTCGGCGGCCTGCGCGTGGCATCGCCGTGTCGGCGCGTGGCCGCGAGTGCTGGCGGACACGGAAATGCAACAGGTGACGACATGACCGGCTACCCATGGGATCAAGGTGACGCGCTGCTTGCTTCTGATCTGAACGCGGCGATCGCCAACGCCGGCACCGGGGTTGTCAACGTTAAGGCGCATGGCGCGACGGGCGACGGCGCGACGAACGATACGGCGGCGATCCAGGCGGCGGTCGCGCACGCGCTGACAATTGGCACCCCGGTGGAAGTCTTCTTCCCAGCCGGGAAATATGTGATTAGCGCGACCATTAACGTAACGACATCAGTCAATCAGATGGTATGGCTGCGCGGCGCTTCCGCGTCCACCGTGTTGATCATTCAGACGGCGGATGCCGATGGCATCGTCATGTTGGCCAATAATGTCGCCGGGTATGCCGACAACGGTGGTATGCGTGTGACCGGCATCACGTTGAAGATGACCGCTGCCTCCACGACGAGAACGGGACTTAAACTGTCTTCGGCGGCGGTGACCGGACAGGTTGGCGCGCTGATCTGCGTGGACGACGTTCTGTTTCAGAGCCCAACGGTAACGACCGTGTGGGGCCGGGGGCTTGTCGTGCAGAGCGTCAACGGTGTCGCCACATGGCTGTCACATATCACCAGTGTTTACCCTAATGGTATGCGAGCCAGCGGTCTCGGTATCGGCGTCACGATCCAGAGCGTATCGCCGAACTATTCAGCGGGTATCAATTTGCGCGATATCTATCTGGTCAACGGCGATACTGGTCTCGTTATCGGTGACTTTCTTCAGGGCGTTCACATTCAGAACCTCAACACGACGAATACACTTTACGCCGTCAAGGTAATCCCGACCGTGGGCGGCCAGGGTCTCATGGAGATCCATATCACCGATAGTTATCTGCATGGTCAGTCGATCTTTGGTAGCGCGGCCTTCCCGACTGTATTGGACGCCATAATTGTTCACGGGACATACTTCGACACTATTGGCGGCGCGGTCCCGGCCAATACACCACACGTTTCCATCATCGGTGCTTCGCAGATTATCTTCTCCAACAATATCTTCAACGGACCTTCTGGTGTCGTCACGGGTGTGACGGGCCTCAAGATCACCAGCGGCGCGAACGGTTTCGAGCAACTGTTCACCGGCAATTTGTTCCAGGCTTACGCGGGCACCGGTTCCGCCGCCATATCGATGGACAGCACGACGAAGAACATCATGTTCGTGGGTAACACGTTGTTGAACAACCAGGCCCCAGCGGTCATCGATGGCGGAACCAACAACCAGTTCAGCGCGACCAGCAACGACTACAATCCGTATATCTGGGGCAGCGGTAACGCGGCACCAAACGGGCAGGCGTGGGTGGACGGACGCGTTAATTTCAAAGCCGACACATACCTGATGGGTTCGACTTTCACCACGGGTCCGCTCGTCGCGCAGAACAGTGTTGTCGCGCAGCAAGGTATTAACATTGGCGTTGCATCTGGTTGTTACACGGGTATTTACGGAGGTGCCGCCGGATCTGGTCAGGTGCAAATGCTGTTCGCCGGAGCAGATGCGAACATTGGACTGCTGATCCAGCCCAAGGGCGGCGGCGTCGTGAATATCGGCGGCTCGCTGAATGTGCTTGGCGGTAATCTGGCTACCGACAACGCGATTTACGCGACGAACGCTAACGCCGCGATCATCATGGGCTCGACCACGGCGACGGGAACGCCATACATCGACTTCCATAGTTCGGGGCACACGGGGCATGACGCCTGGATAATCGCCTCGGGAGGCACCGGGACACTTGATGGAAATCTCACGGTCGGTGCGTATTTACTGCTCGCCTCACAATTACAATTGAGTCGTGGCTTCAGCTTGTGGGGAAGCACTCCACCCGGAGCGAAGCCGGTCGTGACCGGAGCGAAGGGCGGCAATGCCGCACTGGGTTCGCTGCTGACCGCGTTGGCGAGCTACGGCCTCGTTACGGACTCGACGTCATGAAAGTCGTGTATTTCGGACCCGAGAGTGGCGGCCTGACATTGGCGGAAATCGCGCGGCTGGCTCAACGGCCATCGCCATGAGCCAGTCTCTGTACCCCGATCCTCCGACCGACCCCGAGGCCGCCGAGGCGTCGCGCCCGAAAGGCGGTCCCGGTATCGCGGGCGATCGTTACCCGCGCGATCTGGACGATCTGCACGCACGACAGGTCCAGTGGTTCGAGGATGGCGAACGGGTCACGGCGGACGGTCGGAAATGGTCGCAGCGGGACAGGGATTACAAGGACGGATACCAGTGGAGTTCCACTGAAAAGGAAGCCCTGAAAGCACGCGGCCAGCCCGAGGTCACGATCAATTACGTGAGCCGTAAAGTGGAACTTATGTGCGGTCTTGAGAGGAAATCGAGGACCGACCCAAAAGCGTTCGCGCGCAATCCCGTTGACGAGGACAAAGCGGACGCGGCGACGCAGGCGCTTCGCTACATGAGCGACGACAACAATTTGCCGCTCATACGCAGCGATGTTTACGAGAATCTGATGGTCGAGGGCGTTGGCGGCGCCGAGATCGTGCTGGTGGACGACGGCCGCGGCGGCGCGGATATCACGTTCGAGCAAGTGCCGTTCGATCGGCTGTGGTGGGACCCGCATTCGCGCCGGCTGGACTTTAGCGACGCCCGCCATCGCGGCATCGTGATTTGGATGGACCGCGATCAGGCATCCGAGATGTGGCCCGCCAGACGCAGACTGGAAGCTACACCGACCGGCCCCATGAGATCGTGTGGTGCGACAGTAAGCGTGAGCGCATCCGCGTCGTGCAATGCCATTGGCAGGAGCGGAACGAGTGGTGGGTCTCGACCTACACCCGCGTCGGCTTCCTGGCAGAACCCACGAAGTCCCCATTTCTCGACGCCAAGGGCAAGTCAGCCTGCGGCCTCCGCATGACCAGCGCGCATATTGACCGCGAGAATAATCGTTACGGCATGGTGCGCGATCTGATCAGTATGCAAGATGAGGTCAACAAACGTCGCAGTAAAGCACTGCATTTGTTGTCTGTCGCCCAGGTGGTGACGGAAGACGGAGCGGTCGCTGACATAGACAAGGCGCGGCGTGAGGTGGCGCGGCCTGACGGCGTAATCGTTGTCAATCCAGGCATGAAATTCGAAATCGACCGGGGCAATGACCTGGCTGTCGGCCAGTTTCAGTTGCTCCAGCACGCGACGGCCGAGATGCAGGCCAGCGGGCCGAACGCCTCGATGTCCGGCACCGACCCGCGCGAGTTGAGTGGCCGGGCGATCCTCGCGCAGCAGGCGGGCGGCGCGGCGGCGCACGAGCCGATCGCGGATACGTTGCGAATGTGGAATCGTGATCTGCTGTCGATTGCCTGGATGGCGGCGCGTCAATACTGGACGGCGGGCCGGTGGGTGCGGGTGACGGACGAACTCAATTCGACGCGCTGGGTTGGGATCAATCAGCCGGTCAGGCTCATGGACGAACTGGCGGCGCTGCCGGACGATCAACGCGCCCAGGCGATGCAGATGATGCGGCTCGTTCCCGGTGATCCCAGACTCCAACAGGTGATACGGGTTGAGAACGACATCACCGATATGGACGTTGATATTACGATCGAGGAAGGAATTGACGTTCCGAGCATTCAGGCCGAGCAGTTCCAGAATTTGTTGCAACTCGCTGGCACGCAACCGGGGCTCATTCCGCCGGAAATGCTGATTGCCGCGTCGAATTTCCGCAACAAGGAAGACCTGCTCAAGATGTTGAAGGATCGTCAGGAGGCGCAGGCGCAGACGCAGCAGAAAGTGCAGAAGATGGCCGAGGACAAGGCGCAGGCGGACATCACCGCGCAGCAGGGCAAGGCGGCGGCGGACTTCGCGTTGGCCAAGGAGCGCCAGCACGCGACGGTGCATCACATCGCCGACGTGCATGGCGGGTTCGCCGAGATGAACGCGCCGCCCGACCCGCCGAGCGATCCCGGAACCGTGGTGCCGCCGGAAGTCCAGGCGGCGATGGACGGCGCGAACCTGCGGGGGCTGCACGCCAAAGCGGCGGTCGATGAGGCGCGGGCGGGCGATCTGCGACAGAGCGCGGTGCAGCGTGTCGGTGATATGCTGATCGCGAGACACAACGCGCTGGCGCCGCCGGAACAACCGGGGACAGCATGAGCGAAACACCATCCCAACTCGACGCATTTCTGAGCAGCGGCGCTCAGCCCGAGGCCACCGACACGCCCGCGACGGAGCCGTCGAAGGCGGCGCCAGAGGCCGCACCGGAGAAGTCGGCGCCAGTAAAGGCCGATAAGGCCGATAAGGCCGCACCGGAGCCTGACGACGACGCGGACCCTGGTGAGCCAGCGCCGCACGAAGCGATTGTCCCCCGCTCGGCATATCAAAAGGAGCGCGAGCGGCGACAGAACTGGGTCGAGCGCGCCGGCCGCGCCGAGGCGGAACGCGACGCACTGGCGAAGCAGCTTGAGGAGGCACGTAAACCGTCACCACCAGCCGCCACACCTCCCGCGATGCTGGAGCCGATCGACCCGGCTCGCGATCCCGAGGGCTACACGCGCAGGATGAGGGGAGTGGTGCTCAACGAGCGCCTGAACACGTCGGAAATGCTCGCGCTCGAAAAGCACGGCAAGGAAACGATCGACTCCGAAACCGAGTATTTCCAGCGGCGCACCCAGGCCGATCCTCGGTTGTGGAACGAGCTTTATTCGAAGCCGCACCCGTATCAGTGGATGATCGACAACAACGCTACTGCCAGGCTGCACGAGGAGATCGGCACCGATCCGGCGGCGTATGAGGCTCGATTGAGGGCGAAATGGGAGACCGAACGAGGCACCGCGCCGCCTCCGGTGTCGCCCGCCGCCGGATTGCCGCCGTCGTTGGCCAGTGCGCGATCTGCTGCCCCACGGGGAACCAACGGATTTTCCGGGCCACCTTCACTCAGCGACATTTTGGCGAGACCGGCGCGGCGTGGCTGACCTCGCGACCCTGACCGCCATCATCTACGCCGCGCGCCTGCAGCGCCGCGCGCCGGAGACCGACGCCGAGAAACGCGGGGCTATCGCCGCTGCTATCAACGATGCCAGGCTGATCATGGCCGCCACCGCCGAAGAGGAGATGGACACCCGTCCGACCCTTGCTCTATTACTGGAATCCACGCCCAAGCAACCGCTACCGCCGTCGCCGGGCATGATCGGGCGCACTACCGCGGACGCGAAGGCAACCCGTCGCCGGGGTTAACGGGCGCCGGCCTGCCGCCAGGGCCTTAAACATGGTGTGACCCGTCGCCGGGGATTTACCGGGCGTTCTCCCACGTCCTCTTAAATCACCAGCGACAGGAGGCCACCCTGGCCGACATGAACGTCACTCCGGCACGCGCCGGACTAACTCCTCTAATCTGGGACTCGGATTTCTTTTCCGAGTATATTCGCAAAAACCAGTTCGCGCGATACATGGGTACAACCATGGGCAGCATGATCCAGGTGCGCGAGGATCTGACCCGCAAGGCCGGCGATACCGTGGTTTTCCCGACCGTCCGCCGCCTGATCGGCGCGGGTGTTTCCGGAAACACCGTCCTTGAGGGCAACGAAGAAATCCTCAACGCCCGCAGCCTGAACCTCGTCGTCTCCGCGTTCCGCCACGCGGTCGCGGTCTCGGACTGGGACGAGCAGAAGTCGGTGATCGACCTCCGCGAGGCCGCCAGGGAAGCCCTGATGAACTGGGAGCTGGAGAAGATGCGCTCCGACATCATCACCAGTTTGGAAGCCATCACGGCGGATGGTAACGTGCAAATCTCCTACGCCGCCGCGACCGCCGGGCAGCGCAACACCTGGATGGTCAACAACGCCGACCGGGTGTTGTTCGGCAACAGCAAGGCCAACGCGGTCTCCGGCGTCATGGCCACCGCGCTGACGACGATCAACAACACCACGGGCAAGATGACGGCCGCGACCGTCACGCTGGCGAAACGCATCGCGCGGACCGCCAGCCCGCGCATCCGGCCCATCTCGGTCAACGATGACGAGGAATGGTTCGTGATGTTCATGCCCTCGCTGCCGTTCCGCGACCTGATGACCGACCCCGTGATCATCAACGCGATGCAATACGCCTGGGATCGCGGCCGCGATAATCCGCTGTTCACGGCTGGCGACATCCTCTGGAACGGCGTCATCATCCGCGAAGTGCCGGAGATGCCGGTTCTCGCCGACGTGGGCGCGGGCGGCACCGTGGACGTGGCGATGTCGGCGCTGTGCGGCGCGCAGGCACTCGGCGTCGCATGGGCGCAGCGGATGAAAAGCACAACTAATACGCGAGATTATGGGTACATGCACGGCGTAGGCATCCAAGAAATGAGAGGAATTGGGAAACTGAGATTCGGCACGGACCCGTCCGTGGACACCTCGAAACCCGTTGATGCCGGTGTCGTTTCTGTCTTCACGGCGGCCGAGCCGGACGCATAAGGAGTTTCATCATGGCAACGAAACACGACGACGACGACAAGGACGACCGCAAGAAGGCCCCGACCGTGACCGGAGCGGCGGCTGGCGCGGATCACGAGACCGCGACAACGCGCGTCGGCGCCAACGCCACGTCAGGCGGCGACATGTTCGGGCGCACGGCGGAACAGCGCGAACTGATGGCGTCCAACTCCATCGGGGCGCAGATCATCCTCGACTACAACGGAGACGGCAGCCTCGGCGCTCGCGGTGGCGCGGGCGGCACGATCGAGGAAAACACGATGATCAGGGACGCGCACCTGATCGCCGTGGGGCTCGATCCCACGAACCCGTCAGGGCCGCCAACCGGCGAGCCGTGGGTTCCGCCCGAGCCTCCGGTAAGCACCCGCCACTCGGTCTCCGGCCACGCCACGCGCATGTCGTCGCTCGCGGCTGGCATCATCGCCGAGCCCGACGATGTTCCGCCACCACCGGCGGGCAGCGTGGCGGGGGCCGCTCGGTAAAGTCGCGTGACCGTTCCCGTCTCAACGATCGCCCAGCAGGCATTGCGTCTGCTGGGCGTTCGGGTCGTTCCGCTCGATGATTCTCCGACATTAACGGAGATGGTTCCGGTTGCCACCATCGCGACGATGGCGCTCGTGGAGTTGGGCGTGATCGCGTCGGACGAAACGCCAATCCCGAGCGATCAGGCGCTCGCGGTGGACAAAGTGGCGAGCGTCCATGCCGCGCTCGACGCTCAGGGCGTCATCTGGTGGGACGCGACCGCCGTGCCGCGCGCGTTCACCGAGGAGTTCGTCAAACTCACGGCGGCGCAGGCGTCATCGTCGTTCGGCAAGGCGGGTGACCCCGCCCTGGTGGCTCTGCTTGAGGCGCGCGTTCGCAAGGGCGCCATGGTGCTGTCAGCGGACGACAACGCCGTGCAGGCGGTCATGGGCGTGCATCAGGATCTGGTGATGCGCGGGATCGCCCGATGGTCGAGCCAGGATATCCCCGACGCTCTTGGCACGCCCTACGTGACCCTCACCGCTGACGCCCTCGCGCCGTTGTTCGAGCGGAAGACCGACCCGAAGGACGCGCACGACGCGATGATCTCGATCTATCGTTACGCGGCGCTACCGACGAGCGGCGAGCGCGTAGTCGTGGAGTATTTCTGATGGCGTATCATCTCCGTTACTCCGATTACATCACCCCGGCGGGACCTCCCGATCCGGCGTCATGGGTCGGCCCGCCTGGCCCAATGGGGCCGCCCGGTCCCCAGGGAATCCCCGGACCCATGCCGGAGGGCGGGCCGTTCCTGCCGCTGACGGGCGGGACGGTGACGGGGCCGCTCAATTACACGGCGACCGGTGGCACGACGATGCGGTCGGCGCAAGATCGCGCGGCGGATGTCGTCAACGTCAGGGACTTTGGCGCCAAAGGCGACACGCGGGGCCGTAATGATGGTGTGATGACGGCGGGCAGCGCGGTCCTGTCATCGGCGGGCGCGGCGTTCACCGCCGCCGATGTCGGCAAGGCGGTCATTGTTCACAAGGTCGGCGCGGCGGGTATCCCAAGGCAAGGGACCATTACCGGCTTTAACAGCGCCACCAGTGTCACGCTCTCGTTCACCGCGACGGTCGCGGCGACATCGGCCAAGTATCATTACGGGACAGACGACACAGCGGCGGTCACGGGCGCGATCGCGGCGGCGCGAACCAAAAAGGCCACGGTCTGGTTTCCCGCCTCCGCCTACTGGCTGGCGAGCCAGACCGCCTCGATCTCGCTGAGTGGCGTTGGCCTGCGCGGCGAGCGGGGTGGCGGTGATAACTTCTTCCCGTTCACGGCGGGGAGCACGCTGTTTATCTCCAACAGCACGACCCCGGCGTTCTCTGGCATCACCGGAACGGCTGTCGAGGGGATGACGTTTTACTATCCGGTGATGGATGGCAGTCACGCGACGCCGCCCGTGCTGCCCGCGCTGTTTCAGGTGGACACCGCGAGTTTCTCGAATGCCAACAACTGGTTTACCAATACGCGGGTGCTGAATGCTTATGTCGTGTTCAGTTGTCTCGCGGCGGGCGGATCGCTGGGACGGTCGTTCTTCACCAGTTGCCTGATGTATGGCGTTAATTGCTGTTTCGACATTAAAAACGGTTATGCCGACACGCTGATGCTGACGGGATGCTATTTTGGTCCCGGCGCGATCGGGGAAGATCCCGGCGACGCATCGAAACTCCCGGCATATACCAAGGCGAACGGCGCTCTCCTCCGGTATGATATCGCGGGCGGGTTGCACGCTACCGCTGACGGTCTGGAATGGACCGGCGGCATCGCGCAGGCATACCGCTACGCGATCCAGATCATCTCTGGCCGGGTTCAGGTATCGAACATCAGCAACGTCAACTTTGACGGTATTTCATCGATCCTCGACGTGTCCGGTTCCGGCGAGATCACCAGCACGACCTTCTCTGGTGGTGAGGTGTTCAGCATCGTTGGCGCCTCGCCGGATGCGTCGGCGAGTAACCTGTTCAACCTCAATACGAACGGGATTTATAACGACATCACGATAACCGGGATGCACGTCTCGTATTGCCAGGGTTCGATCTTTTGGGATCAGCAGGCGACGCTGCGGACCCTGATCATGACCGGCAATCACATCGAAAGCTGGGGGCGTAGCACGACGGTCGCCACCTATTATGCGTTCGCCTCACCGGGACAGACCCAGGCGAGCATCGTGTTCTCGGGCAACCTGTTCGAAGGCAACCGGCAATCGCTCACCAGCACGATCAACGGATTGTATTTGAACATCCGCGACGCGGGCAACGTGGCCGTGGCTGGTAATTGTTTCCATAACTGCTCAACGCCGGTCTGGGTCACGGGTGCGAGCGGCGCGGTGACGATCACGGGCAACACGACCAGGGGCGAGGTCACACCGATAACGGACAACGGCTCTGGCACACTGCTCCTGACGGTGAGCGGCAATAATTGCGACCTCGCACCGAACCTGCGTTCCCCCGCGATTTCGCTGGCGGGCACGGGCGCGTCCGTCTTCGCCGGATCATCGTCCGCCGCCGGGCGGTTCTCGGTCGGGACCGGCACGGTGCTGTCGGGCCGGATCACTTTCGCCACGCCGCTAAAATACATTCCGGTCGCCGTGGTCTTGTCTTCGACCATTGGGATCGTGGTCAAGGTCAGCGCACTGGCGGCGGATCATTTCGACTTTAGCGCGGATACCAACATATCCGGCGCTCAGGTTTTTTATGTGGTGGTGGTGTGATGCAATCAACAGACCGCATCAGCATCACCCTCGAAGCCCAGACATGGGAAACCGTGCTGCGTGTGATCGCGCAGGCACCCGTGGCCTACGCCGTTACGGCGCCGCTGATCGCCGCGATCCAGCAACAATGCGTGGAGCAGCAACAGCCTGCCCGGCCTACGCTGGTCGAACCGGCGGCGGAATGATGTGGCCGATGACGCCGCATCGTGGCTCAGAGCCAATGTCGGTATCGCCGCCGGTATCCTGGCGATCGTGGGCACCCTCATCGGCGCGGTCATCGCCGCCGCCAGCTGGTTCGCGAGCGTCCATCATCTTGAGCGGCGCGTGGACATTTTGCGAAACGAGGTCAACGCCATGAGGGCGACGATGGACCAGAACCGCGTGCTGGTCGGCGATGTCAGGCGCGGCCTGGAGGCGACCGACGCATCGGTCAAGGAAGGCATCGCGCGGTTGGAAGAGCGCATCAAAAGGGAGCGCACGCCGTGACGACCTTCGCCCTCTCCCTACCGCTCGATCGCGTCTCGCCCATCCGCGTGCCAACTCGCGACCTCGTGCTCGGCGGCACCGACAGTGTCACGCTGCTGATCTCTGTCGTGGATCGCGACAGTCCCGACGCGCTGCCCATCGAACTCTCCGGCGGCATCGGCGGCCCCGCGGTCTCGATGTTCGTCTGGCCCGACCACCGGGGCGGCTACGGCCCGCACTTCGGCGGGTGGGGGTCTGGCGATGACTACGGCTGGGGCGGCTGGTATGGCGGCGGCGTCGCCGGTCCTGGCACGGTGCTGTGGTCGGCAACGGGCGGCATCAGCGACCTCGCCAGCGCCACTTTCGCCATCCTCGTTCCCGCCGGCACGATGGGCTGTTGGCCGCGCCGTTGCCGCTGGGCGATCTACTTCGATGAGGACGCGGGCGGCACGGCGGAACTGCTCGCCGAGGGGCATCTGCACGTCCGTCCGATGGTCTCGCGAGGGGGAGCGCCGGTTATCATGCTGACCGACACCAACCCGGCGGTTTTGACCAACCCCGATACGGAAACCATTTTCCTCGCCGCCGCGCCGTCACCGGGCGTCATTGGCGCATCGGTCTCCGGCTTCCTGCCGATCGCCAGCACCACGGTGCTCGGCGGCATCAAGATCGATGGTGAAACGACGATGACCGACCCGACGACCGGGTTGCTGACTACCATCGCGCGGCTGGGGTGAAACGATGAGCGTCACGACAGGCACATTTCCGGGTGTCAGAATCGTCGATATGCCGGACCTCGGCGCCATCAGCGATACGTCATCCGTCGTCGGCGAGCGTGCCGGATCGGGACGGTTCAGCGCGCTCGCGTTCCGCAACTACGTCGGATACCCGCCCACCTCGGTCAAGCAGTTCGGCGCGGTAGGCGATGGCGTGGCCGACGATACGTTCGCCATCCAGGCGGCGATTGACTCGCTGTCCGCCTACGGCGGCGGCGTGGCGTTGCCGCCCGGCCGTTACCGGATCACCGCGTCGATCAAGATGCGCCCGAACATCGTGCTGCAAGGCAACGGCGGCGCCACGATCGTTCAGGGTAACACCGCCAATCTCACGACGTTGATCGACTACGACACATACGCGGCGGCGAGCGGCACCCTCGTCGGCATCGCGCTCGACGGCAACCGCGCGAACAATACGAACTCCGACCTGACCTATATAGTTGTGTCAGCGCAACCGAACACTCATGTCGTCAACTGCGTCTTTAGAGAAGTTCCTGGAATGGGACTGTTTCTGCGAGGCGCTAACCCGATCGTCGTCGATAATCTTTTCGTTTCCGTCTATGGCATCGCGATCATGCTGTGGGGGCCTGTCGCCAATACCTCGATGGCGGCCCGTGTCAGCGGCAACAGGATGCTTCAGGTCGGCTATCTCGGCATCAACGCGAAATGGTCGGATGCCAACGTCATCACCGGCAACACGATCCTGAGCGTTTCGCTGACGCATCACGTCTCGACGGTCGGCACCGCCGTGACGTTGGTCAGCGGAGCGGATTTCAGCACGTTGCGGGCGGGCATGTTCATGCGGCTGAACGCGGGCGCGGAATATCAGATCGTTTCGATCCAGTCACCGAGCGCGCTGACGCTGAACGCGACCGCCGGAACGCTGACCAATGTCGCCGCCAACAGCGGGCAGGCGGACATGATCAACATCGATTGCTGCGCCTATAACACCGTCACCGAGAACACGCTGGAAGGCGGCATGAGCGGCGGCGTCGTCGTGCATAACTCGGCCGGGTCCACGAACTGCATCGCCACCATCGTCGCCCACAACGCGATCACCGGCCTTGGCAACATGGGCGTGCTGCTGCTTTCCAGCACGGGGTCGGCGACCACGATCGACAGCACGCTGATTACCGGCAACACGATCATCAACTGCGGTGTCGGGTTCGCCGCCGCCGCCGCGAACACCGCCAACGGCATCACGATCAAGGGCAACCTCACCAACAACACGGTGATCTCCGGCAACCTCTGCAACGGCTTCTCCGGCGGCACGCAGCAGTATGGCATTTACGTCGATACGAGCGTTGTCCCTGGCCAGACCTCGATCATGGGCAATGTCTCGATCGGCAACGCGACGGGTGACGTGTTCGGCGGCGGCTGGCGGACCTACACGCCGACGCTCGCCTCGATCACGGGAGCGTTCACCGACGCGGCAAAGGCCGGGCGCTACCGGGTGATCGACAAGACGGTGCAATTCCAGGTCACGGTGAACATCATCACCAACGGCACGGCGGCGGGCGGCGTCATCGTGGGGCTGCCGGTTCCGTCGTCGCTGGTTTCCGGCACATGGTTCGCGGTCAATGGCCGTGCCAGCCAGATCAGCGGCAAGGCACTCGCCGGTTCAATCCAGCCGACATTGAACACCGTCTCGATGTTCAACTACGATGGCAGCTATCCTGGCGTTAATGGCGAGTTGCTGGTTATCAGCGGCGTCTACGAGGCCGCCTGATGAGCGACACACTCGAAGCGCTACAAAAGGCACTCCAGCCAAAGACGGGGATGCGACGCATCCCGTTTCCCTACGAGTCATACGAGCACCCGTCGCTGCCGCTGACCGCGAAACGTTTAATCAACGTAATGGCAGAGAAACTACCCGCCGACGCGCGTGTCGCCGCCGCGCTGGTATCGTCGCCCTCGCTGCAGGCGTGGGACGGATCGGTGGGCGGCACGGGACCGATCGGCACTGGCCCCATCCTGGCGATGAACGACGACGTGCCGGGGCGCATCTACATTGTCAGCGGCACGGGGTTTTACCGGCTGTCGTTCCCGATCACGGGCGGCGTCACGGTCGAGGAACTGAACGCGGACATCGGCACGGCGGACAGCGGCACGGGCGCGTGGAACAGCTTCGTGACCATCGCCGCCGGGCCAACCGCGTGCGTCGTCTGCGTGCCGCCGAACGCCTGGACCTGCGGGCACGACGTGGGCGACCCGCTCAATATGATCACCGATCCCGACTTTCCCGGCGCGACCAGCGTTGCTTACGTCGATGGCTATTTCGCCTTTTCCGCGCCCGGCAACACGTCGCAATGGTTCATCTCGCGGCTGCTCGATCCGCTGGCCTTCGACGCGCTGGACTTCGCCTTTAGTGACGCGGTGCCGAACGTGGTGCGCCGTTTGGTCAGCCATCGTGGCCAGTTGTGGACGCTGGGCGAAGGCGGCTTCGAGGTCTGGTATGACGCCGGGTCGTCGGGACTGGAAACCACACCGGGCGTCTCGTTCTTTCCGTTCCGCAGGATGGCGGGCGGCGTCGTGCCGATCGGTACCACGTCAGCCATGTCGGTCTGCCGCGCGGATCAGTCGGTGTTCTGGCTCGGCATCGACGGACTCGTGTATCGCTCCGATGGCTACACGCCAAAGCGGATCAGCACGCACGCCATCGAGGCGATCATCGGCACCAGCACGGTCGGGTTGCACGCATTCGCGCATCCCTACCGCGGTCACTGGTTCTACTGCCTCACGACGGTCAACGACCGGACGCTGGTCTACGACATCGCCACCGGCAACTGGCACGAACGCTCGACCAGCACGGACGGCACCGGACCGTGGCGGGCGGGAACGGCGGCGGTGGACAACAACTCGATTCATCTGCTCGGCGACCGGACGACCGGCGCGCTTTACTATCTCGCCATGACGCCGGACGACGCGGGCGTTGTCACCATCCGTCAGGCGACGTTGCCGCCGCTATGGGCTGACACCAAACGAGCGTTTTGCGCGCGGGTCGAGATCGAGATGGAGTCCGGCGGCGCGCAATCTCCGGGGCCGGTGCTGCTGCAATGGTCCGACGATGGCGCGCACACGTTCAACGCGGGGCGTATCATGTCGGCGGGCGTGCCCGGCGATTACCGGCATCGGGTTTACACGACGCGACTGGGATCGTTCCGGCAGAGGACTTTCAAGATTTCAGCCCACGGACTTTGCAGATTTTACGCGATGAGCGCCGACATAACTCCGGGGGCGCACTGATGGCCATCGCTCCAGGCGTCATCCAGCCGCCGTTCTACGATCCGCCGATCGCGGACTACCCGTCCGGGCAGCAGCACTCACAGGCATGGACGGAGTATCACCAGTCCGTCGCCGACCGGCTCGCCGCGACAACCGCCACCATCGCCGCGAACAAGGGCGTCACGGACGGGTCCGACGCGACGGCGGGGCAGATCGGCGAATACATCAGCGCGATGGTCGCGGCCGTCTCGCCTGTTTCCCTGACCAACGCGACGCCGACGAACATTACATCCGTGGCCCTGACCGCCGGCGACTGGGACGTGCGCGGTTTGGTCGTCTTCAGGGCGTCGGCGGGAACCATCGCCACGTATATCGCGGACTGGATCAGCGCGGTCTCGGCCACCGTTCCGCCTCGGCCCAACGACGGCGCCATGGCCGAACTGGCGATCTCGTTCCCGGCCGGCGTGACGCAATCGATGCCGACGGGAACGGCGCGGGTGAGCGTCGGTGCGCCGATCACGATTTACCTGTCGTGTTATACGCAGTTTTCCGTTTCGGCGATGGGGGCTTACGGGTTTATCGGGGCGAGGCGCGTGCGGTGAGTCGGTTCGTGCAATTGGCCTCGGGCGTTGATGTGGTTCCGGTTATGCTGGAGTTGGCCCGCGCCGATCATCTCTGGGATCGCAACCCCGAGCGGCGGCTATATCCTGGAACACCCCACGCCGCGATGACCGACATCACCGTTCGTTACATGCCCGAGGCCGATGTAACGATGGAGACGCGGCGGCTGGAGCATCGCAACGTCTTCTGGCCCGCGTGGCACGCTCTGCCGTCGCTGCGGCCGATGGTGTTCGCGTTGATGGCGCGGGTGCAGGCGGTCGAGATGGGATCAATCCTCATCACCAAACTGCCGCCGGGGAAGATGATCGAGCCGCATTCGGACGCGGGGAACTGGGCTCCTGAACATTACAACGCAAAGTGCCACATCACATTGGCCGGGTCTGCTTTGGTTCGTTGCGAGAGTGACGTGGCGCGGTTCGGAATGGGATCGATCTGGACGTTTGATAATCTGTTGACGCACTCGGTAGAGAACGTCGAAGACTGCGACAGGATCGTTTGCATCGTGAGCATGAGGGCGGAATGAAACGCGCGGAGAACCAGCCAACCACCGAGGTGCTGACGATCTATGGCGGGATATATTACCGCGTGTGGTCTGTCGCCGATGCCGGAACAATCTTACCCCAACACGCGCATAGTTACGATCACCTAACGGCGTTACTGCGTGGTTCGGTGCAAGTGTGGTGCGACCATGAACTCGTGGGCGACTTCACGGCACCAGCGACGATCAAGATACCCGCGCATAGTTTCCACTCGTTCTATACTATAACGCCGGACTGTATGCTGGCCTGCATCCACAACGCCGATCACGCCGACCCGGAGGGCGAGCCGGTCATCGCCGCCGAACATCAACTGGTGGAGGACTAGACAATGCCCTGGGGTATGGCTGCAGCAGCCGGAGTTTCAGCCGTGGCCGGGCTTGCCGGATCGGCTATGTCCAGCAACGCCGCGTCGAGCGCGGCGGACAAGGCCAACGCGGCACAACGACAAGCGTTGGAACAGTCTCGCGCCGATCTGGAACCGTGGCGCACGGCCGGCCAGAGCGCGCTCACGGGCGTGCAAAACGCCGCCGGCTTGAACGGGCAACCGGGCTACGACGCGGCGCTGTCCGCGTTCCACACGTCGCCAGGATACGGGTTCGCGCTCGACCAGGGTTTGCGCGCGGTTGACGCGGGCGCGGCGGCGCAAGGGCTCGGGCGCAGCGGCGCTGTTTTGAAGGCGGAACAGACCTTCGGAACCGGGCTCGCGGACAAGGAGTTCGGCGAATACTATAACAGGCTCTTTTCGCTATCGAAACTAGGCGAAGATGCGGCCGGCGGCTCCGCGAAGGCGACCCAGGACACCGGCACCGGCATCGCGCAAACCGATCTCAGCGAGGGCAGCGCTCAGGCGTCGATCTACGGCAACGAGGCGAAAGGCATCGGCAACATCGCCAACAACTACATGAATAATTCGCTGTATCAGGACAGAACGAACGCACTGATGAAGGGTTACGGCAATCCAGGCGCGACCGCCGCCGGGGTGCCTAGTTCGTCAAGCGTCTACCAGCCGAACGTGAACATGACACTTCCGGCCGGGTGGGCCTGACCCATGCCACAGTTCACGCAGTGGAACGTTCCGGACCCGTTCCCGAACATCCTCTACAATCCGGCGGCGGTCGACGCGGCGATCGCCAGGACGCAATCGGAACTCGGCAACCTCGATGTTAACCGGCAGGAGCTAAAGCTTAGGCAGGACGCGGCGGAGCGGGATATCGCTTTCGGCGACTACCTGAAGAAAAACCTTCCCCCGGACGGCACGACGGGAACCACGGGCGCGGGGGTGGGTGGGACATACGCGCCGGGCACGCCGTTCACGCCAAAGATGCTTCCGCCGGGGATCAGTCTCGATGAGGACGCGATGGTGCGGACCATCGCCGGAGAGGCGGGCAACGAACCGCTCACCGGACAGATCGCCGTCGCGCACGTCATCAACAACCGGGCGAAAGGGGCGGGCGTCTCGCCGCGTGACGTGGTGTTTTCGCCCAACCAGTTCGAGCCGTGGAACGGCGGCGCCGCGCGGGCACGGCTCGAGGCGATGCAGCCGACCGACCCGGCGTATCAATCGATCCTGAACAACGTCGTGCGTCCCGCCATGGCCGGCAAGGCAGCGGACCCGACCGGAGGGGCCACGCATTTCTACGCGCCCGTGGCCCAGAAGGCGCTAGGCCGCGAGGCGCCATCCTGGGGCTCTGGCACGCCCTCGGCGGTTATCGGCGGGCACAACTTCTACAAGCTCGGTTATGGGCCAGGACAGGCCAGGGTCGCGGCCGCGCCGGACACCACGCCAGTCGTCGCGCCGCAAGCAGCGCCGGGGATTATCCCGCCGACCGCGCCTGGTGTTAACCCGAACGCGATGGTGAAAATTCCGCCGACCGCTCCAATCGTCGCCGCGCCGGCCGCCAATCCCAACGCCGGGCCTCGTGTGGGAACCGTTCCAACCGCGCCGGCCGTTACGCCCGCGATAGCGCCGAGCGCCGATCCGAACGCGCGGGTGGAGGCTGACGACCCGAACACGGCGGCGGTGAAGCAGGCGTCGGCGGCGCTGCTGAACATGCCGGAGGCGGACGCGGCGGCGGCTTATCCGGCGGTCGTCCGAGAGCTGCAGGCGCGCGGCTTCGCGATGAACGCGCCGCCGACATACCCCGGCCACGCGGCGTTGCAGGCGCTCGTTGGAGGCGGCGACGCGACAACGCCCGATGTCGATCCCTCCCGCGTGGCGATGCGACTCGGGGGGACGGACACAGCCGGACCAGGCGCCGGGCAGGCCACGGTGCCGCCCGACGTGCAGCCGAACCGGTTAGCGTATGGGACCGGCCTGCCAGGCGTGACGATCGGCCTGCCGCAAAACGGCATGGCGCCACCTCCGACCGCTGCCGCGCTGCCTTCCATCGTTACAGTCGCCGCGCCGGCCCAGGCTCAACCGCAAGCCGCCACCCCAACACAGCCGCCGCCCGCGCCGTCTCGGGTCATCCAGCGGGAGCCGCTGATCCAGTCCGGCATCTTCGCCGGACTGACGCGGACCCAGGCCGCCACCATCGCGAATACGCCGGGCGTGAAACCGGCGCAGATCATGGATCAGATCGCCACGGCGCGGCACCAGAACGACGTGATCCGCCAGGGCGACGCGACGCAGGCGGCGATCGATGAGAAGGAGAATTACGCTCGGAGGCACACATCCGAGCAAGAGGCTCAGGCCGCGGCGGACAAGAAAGAGGCACAGCGGGTCGCGGCCGAGCATCTGCGGCTGTCACAAGAGGACACGGCGATAAAACAAGCGGCGGAAAAAAGGGCCGCTGATGAGGCGGCGGCCAAGGCGGCCGACCCGCTACAGGGAAAGAGCGAAGACGAGCGCATCGAGCGAACGCTGCTCCAGATCGCGCCTAAACTCCGCCCCGGCTACTCCGGCCCGCCGCCGACCGACGCGGAAAAAGATCAATATAACTTGCTGTGGAACAAATACCGTGCGGGGCCAATCCAGGAGATACCAGACGGCAAGGGAGGGTTTTTCAAGGCAAACGTGCCGCGTGATGTGCCCCCTGAGTTCCCGCCGCCGCCGGGTCAAAAGGTCTCGCCGGGGCCGCAGGCAATCCCTGGCACCGAAAGGCAACCGGAGATGGCGCCCGCGACTGTCGTCGGCGGAATGCTGGCGAACGGCATCGGGCAGCGAAAGATTATGACCGCACTGGCCGGACTAGAGGCGCATCCAGACGCTGTGGGCCTCAAGGCCAATGCGCCGAACTGGCTGTTGCAGCGCACCGATCCGGAGGGTGAATCCCTGCGTGCCGCTGTTTCAAATGTCGGGGGGCATGAGTTCCACGAACTGTCAGGCGCGGCGGTTCAAATGTCGGAAGCGAAGCGGCTCAAGTATATCCCCAGCGATACAGACAGCGCGACGACGCTCAAAACGAAGCTGCACCAGATGCTGGACGATAATCGCGCGGCACTGTTGCAATCCTATCGAACGTATGGGCCGGAAGGCAATTTCCGCAGATCGGTGGCGATCGAGGAGGCCATCATCGACTCCATCCCGCAGGTGTCCATCGACTCACTAAAAGCCAAACCGGAAACCGCCCGCGATTTCGATAAAGCATTCGGCAAGGGTGCCGCGAAACTGGTGCTGCAACATGACTGAAAATATCTATGAGCAACACAAGCGAGACCATCCGCCATCTGGCGTGACCAACAAGCCGCCGGAAACAGAGGCGCCAACGGAACAGTCCCCCGGCATGATGGCCACGGTCGGTC